TTCCCCGTCGCCGGCCTATCATTCGACGACACAGGCGTCACCTATCAGGGCATACCATTCGCACAGGCATCGGCCGCCGAGCAACTCAGAGTCTCGGCAGCCCTCGCAATGGCAGCGAACCCCGAGCTGCGCATCCTACAAGTACGCGACGGGTCACTACTCGACACCGAGAGCATGCAAACCCTCACCGACCTCGCCACCGCCCACGACTATCAGGTGTGGGTCGAGGTCGTCGACGACACCGGCACCGTCGGCATCGTCATCGAAAACGGCACAAACACCCCCTAAGCAACACGCCCACACCCCCACCTACACCACAAACCCGCGAAACATGCGAACATAACTAACTAAATGGGCAGAAGCCCAACCCGAAACGGCCGCAGGCACACACGCCCCGGCCGTTTCGTCATTCCCCCCGAAGGAAATCGGGTAACGGAAAGGCAACAAACCCCATGCCTCAAGGTCGCTCGGTCGATGACGTAACACGCGCCCGCATTGCCGAGCTCTGCGCGCAGGGCCTCACCCGTAACGCGGTAGCTCGAGCTGTGGGGTTATCCGGCAGCACCGTGTCGAACATCGCCCAGCAGCAGGGGCACACGTTCGACCGCACCGAGATTCGTGCCGCTATAGAGGCCCGTCAAATTGACCTGGCCGGCGAACGGGTGAAGCTCGCCGAGGCTGCGACGGTGGCAGCGTGGCAGGCCCTCGACGATATGAACGCGCCGACGGTACTCGTGCAGTGGGATTCAGGGCACGCGGCGACACTGGGGCAGGTGTACGTGCGCGGCGAGTTCCGCGAACACGTTCTCGACCGGCCGAGCATTCCCGACCTGCGCAACCTCGCGACGATATTCGGCATTATGTCGAGCAAGGTCGCCGAGCTCACTCGCCCGCTCGTGGGATCCATGCCAGAGGGCACCCTGTCGGTGCTCGAGCAGGTGGGCGACTCGATCGCCGACGCTGCCCGCAAACTCGCCGCCGACGGTGTCGACCCGACTGCCGAACCCGACGTCGACGAGCAGGCACCCGGTGACGATCGCGACGCCTGAGCCCGAGCTGCTCGCCGACGCCCCGCTTATGAGCGGCCGGCAAATCACCTCGATACACCTCGCGCTACAGCACACCGTATCCCTGTGGGTCGGCGCAGTGTCGGCCGGTAAGACATTCGCGAGCCTCGTCGCGTTCGTGCTCGCCCTGCGGAACGTGCGCACAGGCGGCACCGTCGTCATAGTGGGGCGCACCCTCGACACGATCCACCGCAACGTGCTGAAACCGCTGCAGGACGCCCGACTATTCGGGCCCGTAGCTGCGACGGTGAACTACACGCGCGGCGCAGGCGTGGCGACTATCCTCGGCCGCTCTGTGGAACTCATCGGCGCACCGAACGCGCTCGCCGAGGGTCGCATTCGAGGCGGCACGTTCGCCCTCGTGTACGTCGACGAGGCGACCCTGCTGCCCCGCGAGTTCTGGGCGATGCTACTTACCCGCCTACGCGAACCCGGCGCCCGCCTGCTCGCCACCACGAACCCCGGCAGCCGCCGCCATTGGCTGCGCGTCGAATACATTCTGAACCGTGAAGCTCACGACCTCGTCGTGTTCCACCTCACGATGCGAGACAACCCCGCACTAGCACCGGCCTACATCGCACGCATGGCCCGCGCGTGGTCAGGCATGTTTTATAAGCGGTTCATTCTGGGCCTGTGGACTACCGCCGAGGGCGCCATTTTCGACGCGTGGGATGCCCGCCGCCACGTGATCGAATGGAACGACCTCCCGCCCATCGAACGCCTGCTCGCGGTCGGCATCGACTACGGCACCACGAACGCGACGAGCGCGATCCTGCTCGGCATCACCGACGAGGGGCGCGACACTCGAGGGCGACCGATTCGCCGCCTCGCACTCATCGACGAATGGCGGCACGACTCGTCAATCGAGGGGCAGGGCGGCAGGCTCGCACCGAGCGAACAGTCGCGACTCATTCGCGCATGGCTACGCGAGCCACACCTGCCCGACCGAAACCCCGGCTACTCGGCACGCATCCCGTTCGTGTTCGTCGACCCCGCCGCCGCCGACTTTCGCACGCAACTGAAACGCGACGGCCTGCCCACCTACGCCGCCGAGAACGCCGTGCTGCCAGGTATCGGCACGGTCGCCTCACTCATCGCCGACGGCCTGCTCATCGTCACCGACAGGTGCGGCGGGTTCATCGACGAGGTGACCGAATACGTGTGGGATGCGAAAGCGTCAGAAAAGGGCAACGACGAGCCCGTGAAAGAAAAAGACCACAGCCTCGACGCCGGCCGCTACGCGATCCACTCGACGCGGGCAGTGTGGGGGCGACTACTCGCCAGCCCGAACTATCGGGCGGCAGCATAACGAACGCCCCGAGGGGCAGGAGAGGAGCGCGACGTGCTACCTATCGCCGGCGACCGATTCCCCCCTGAGCAGTGGGGCGAGGCATTCGACACCTACGCAGTGAACCGTGCATGGTATTCGGGCACGCAGGAAACCCTGCAGAAGCTATACGCGACGCAATCGGGCGGCAGCTCGCGCGGCGATGCCGACTGGACTCACGTCAACACGGGCGACGGCACTCGCCGCCGTGGTGGTGTGCGCGGGTTCCTGTCGCGTTTCTACAATGGCGCAGTGGTGGGCGCGCATATCGGCGAGAACCGCACCCGAGTGCACGCACCCGTCGCCGCGAACATCGCGACCCTGTCGGCCGACGTGCTGCTCGCCGAGTTCCCCCGCATTCGCCTCACCATGACGGGCACCGATACCGAACCGCCGACCCGCAACGCGCAGGCCCTCGACGACATTATGAACGCCGCCGTGATGCAGCAGGTGCTCGTCGAGGCTGCCGAGAACGTCGCCGGCGTGTCTGCCGTCGCGCTAACCGCTCAATGGCAGGCAGGCCCGACGAACCTGCCGACGATCGCCGCGAGCACCTGCGACGCCGTGATCCCCGAGTTTCAGGCCGGCAAGCTCACCGCCGCGACCCTGTTCACGACCTACCCCATCGTCACGAACGGCATCACCGTGCGCACCTACGTGCACGTCGAACGGCACGAGTCGGGGCAAATCGTGCACGTACTGCACCCCCTCACCGACCGGCACCTGCTCGGGCCCGCCGTACCGTTCGACACGATCCCCGAGCTCGCGCACCTGCTCGCCATTGCAGGGCGCACCGACGGGCCTGTCGAGCACTCGATACTGCTGCGCACGGGCGTCGACGGCCTCACCGTCGCGTGGTGGCGCAACCGCCCCACCCGCGCATTCGCTCAGCACGGCTACCTGCAGAACATCGGCCGCGCCGACCACGAGGGCGGCGAACAGTGGCTCGACCTCATCGACCTCACGTGGTCGTCATGGATGCGCGACGTGAAGCTCGCGCGGGGGCGCCTCATCATCCCCGAATCCATGCTCGACGTCGGCGTGCCCGGTTCGGGCGGTTCGTTCGACGACGACCGCGAGGTGTTCCAGTCGCTCGCGTTCGTGGGCCTCGGCGACGGTGAACAAATCCACGCCCACCAGTTCGCGATCCGCGCGAAGGAACACGCCGACACCCTGCACGCCCTCATTCGCGAGGTGACACAGTTCGCCGGTTATTCCCTGTCGTCGTATGGCGACCACGGCAGCAGCACGAACATGACCGCGACCGAGGTCGTCGACCGCACGACCATGACCGAACGCACCCGCGACACGAAATCGCGCTACCTCACCGCCGCCCTCGAGTCGCTCGCGCCCGTGCTGCTCGACCTCCACCGCGTACACAATGGCGGGCCCGGTATGCCTGACGGTGCCCGCATCGAGGTCGAGTTCAGCGACCTGTCGAGCGTCGACCCCGAGAAGGAGGCGCGCACGTTCGGGTTCCTGCGCTCAGCCCTCGCAGTGTCGACCCTCACCCTCGTGCAGCAGTTGCACCCCGACTGGGATGCGGCAACGGTCGCCGGCGAGGTTACGCGCATTCAGGCCGAAAACGGGCTCGCGCTCGACACGGATCCCGCCATGCTCGGGCGTAGCTCGGTCGACGACCCGATCGACGACACCGACACCGACTAGGGGCGACCGTGGCACAGTTCGCACCCCGCCCCGACCCGGTCAACCTCGCGAACCTCGTCGACGACCTCGGCGCGCAGGTCGCCGCACGATACGCCGAGGCTGAGGCGCGCATGATCGAACGCGTCGCCCGACTCGCCGCCGCTGGCATCGACGCAACCCCCGACCTGAACGACCGCCTGCGCACCCTCGGCGACCTGCGCGGCGAGGGTGCACGCATCGCTCAGCAGCTCGCCGACCCCGCCGAGGTTGCCCGCATCATCGGAATCGCCGAGGCTGAGGGCACGCAGGCAGCACTCACGCAGTTAGGTGTCGGCACGCAACGCCTCAACGCGTCAGGGCTCACCGGCACAAGCGACCGCGCAGTCGGCGCCCTCACCCTCGACCTCGCGAGCGGCCTCGACGACATGAGTGTGCGCATCACCCGGTGGATGCCCGACGCTTATCAGCAGGTCGTCAGCATGACCACACCGCAGGTACTCGCCGGGGTTATCACGGTGACGCAGGCGCAACGCATGGCGGCGAGCGCGTTCCTAGCTCGAGGCATCACCGGGTTCACCGACCGGGCGGGCCGCAACTGGCGAATCGGCACCTATGCGGAAATGGCAACCCGCACGAGCGTGCACCGCGCATTCACCGACGCGAACGTGTTCGCCCTGCAGGAGCAGGCCGGCATCACGCTCGTGCAAATCGTCATCGGCCTCGACGCGTGCAGTGTGTGCGCCGCCCATGCCGGCCGAGTATGGTCAACCGACGGCACACCGGCCGGCACCTACTCACGCCCGAACGCGACGACGGGAGTGCCGACCGAGATAACCGTCGCCGGCACCCTCGACGACGCCCGAAAAAGCGGGTGGGATCACCCGAACTGCAGGTGCACGGTCGTCGGATACTTCCCCGGCCTGTCGACCCCGACCGCATCGGCGCACGACCCGCAGGCCGAGGCCGACCGTGACCGCCTGCGCACACTCGAGCGGCGCACCCGCGACCTGAAACGACGCGAGGCGGCAGCGTTCGACGACGTTAGCAAAGCCCGACTACGGAAACGGATCCGCAACTCGCAGGCCGACATTCGGCAGCACGTGAAAGTGAGCGGGCAGGTGCGAAAGCCGTACCGCGAGCAGCTCGGATTCAGCGACGGCCGTGCAGGTGGCACACCGGTTCCCCGCCCGCCCACGGGTGGCCCCCGCCCGCCGACCCCGACACCCCCCACGCCTACGACACCGCAGCCGGCAATCACGGCACGCGCTGCCGACGTCGACGCCCCGCCCGCATGGATTCGCGAGCACCGCGACGCGACGGCGCGGATCCCTGCCGACCGGAACGCAATCGGGCGAGTGAACGGGCAGCAGCTCACCCCCCAACAGGCACAGTTCAACGCGGGGCGGCCGCTCTACGACGAGCGCGCAGCCATTCAGAAACAACTCGACACGATCGACAACCGCCTCGACTACATCACCGAAATTGAGGACTGGTTCCGCGCCGACCCGAGTCGAATCAACGCGACGTCATGGGGCGACGTGCAAGTGTTCGCTGACGGGCTCGGCATGCGCTTAGGCCCGAACCGTTTCTCGAGCACGTTCACCTCGGGCGGTGCTCGCGCACAGTACGAAAAGCAACGCCTCGGCACGCTCACCGACCTGTCACGCGCGCAGGCACGAGTCACCGCACACGAGGCCCGCACGTTCACCTCACGACTCGGCGGCGGCACGATCGACGTCGACAACCTCGGGCAGCTCGGCACCGCCACCCGTGAGGCACTCGACGCGACGCTCGACGCTGGCAGGGTGATCGATGACGAAATCGCCCGCCGACTGAAACTCGTGCAGGTGCAGGCGATCCCCAGCGTCGACGACCTGAACGCTGCCCGCATTCGCATGCGCGAGGCGGATCGCCTATCGAGCACGTTCCGCAACTCGACGAGCGAACTTGGCCTCGCCGCGAAACAGGGCGCGATCGATGCGCGGCAGGAGGTTCGCCGCATTGTGGAGGCCCGCGAGCTCGGACTAGCGGCACGCGCAGAGAACTCGGCACGCATCACCCGCGAGGTGCTCGGCGAGGTGCGCGACTACGGCGGCGGCGCCCGTTCCGCATACGTCACCGAGAAAAACAGGAAAGCACCCGCGAAACTCATCGACGCGATGAGCGGCGCCCATAAGAACTACCCGAACGCATGGAACACCTACACCGCCGAACAGTTCCCCGAGGTGATTCTAAAAAAGGTGAGCCGAGGGTATAACAAACAGGGGCGCACGATCGCGCTCAGCGAAAGCCCTCGCGACGGGTTCCGCAGTGTCGCCACGCACGAACTCGGGCACAGTATGGAGCGGGCAGTACCGGGCCTGTCGAATCTTGAGTGGGCATTCCACTACTCGCGCAGTGACAAAGTCGTCGACGCTGCGACGGGATCGCAACGACTCGCCGGCCGTGCTCGCATCGGCGGGGGTATGGCTAAAGACGAGGTGCACGTGCCCGACGCGTGGGCGAACGTCTACACGGGCAAAACGTACACACGCGAGGCCCTGCCGATCGACGACTCGTGGGAGGTATTCACCACGGGCGTCGAGTCAGTATTCGACGGGTCGCCCTACTTCGACCGCGTCGGGACTGCCGACTACGCAGGCGGGCCTGACCGCGAGTTCCGTCGTTTCATTCTGGGAGTGCTGAGCGCGCTATGACGAACACCGCATGGAGTGCCCTCGCCGACCGGTGGGCGATCACGTGGATGCCCGACGCCCCCCACCTCGACGGGTCGCCCCTCATCGTCGCCGCCATTCGCGAGCAGCTCGACAACGCTCACAGTTCAGGGATCCCTGTCACCCCGACGGGCCCGTGGGTTCGCGCAGTGGAGTCGGAACCGTTCGCGGTGCTCGCCGCCCTCGCCATGCTCAACCTCGAGCACATGACCGTCGGCGCCCCTGAGCTCGACCGCATGCCCTCGGGTATCGTCGCCTAACACGTCGCCCCTCGCAGGGCGGTGCATCACCCGGCCGGTAGAAACCGGGCGGGAATCGGAACCGACCAGGAGGTCACCCCGTGAACGACAACACCCCCACCGCCCACCCGACCGCACAGCGTGGCCCTGACGGGCTCGCCCTGCTCGGTCGCACCCTGCACGACCTGCGCGGGATCCGCTACGCCGAGGGGGAGGGCGGCGCAACCCCCCCCGCCGCACCCGCACCGACCCCCCCGCCGGCCGCCACACCCCCGACCCCCCCGGCAACACCCCCCGCCACCCCGCCCGCAACCGACGACCCTGCAGTGAACCCGACCACGGGCAAGCAGTACACCCCCGCCGAAACTCAGCAGTACATTGCCACCCTGCGCGCCGAGGCGAAAGCCAACCGCGAGGGCAAAGAAACCGCCGAGGCCGCGACCGCCGCACAGCAGGCGAACCTGCAGGCCGCACTCGTGGCCCTCGGTGTGAACCCCGAACCGGGCACGCCGCCCGACCCGGCCGCGCTGCAGGCGCAAATCGCCGACCGCACCGCCGCCGCCGAGAGTGCCGCACGCGAGAACCTCGTGCTGCGCGTCGCCGGCACCCGACCGACCCCCGGAAACGCCGACGCGCTGCTCGACTCGCGTGCGTTCACCGAGAAACTAGCCACGATCCCCCTCGGGGATCGCGCGGGCGTGGAAACGCTCGTCGACGAGTTCGTCAAGAATGACGGCCGTTTCAGCATGACACCCGCCGCTGCTGCCGCGTCAGGAGGCGCCGCACACTCGGGGACAACACCTACAACCGCCCGCAAACCCATGACCGAGGCAATCGCCGACCGCATGGCAGGGCGCAAACCCTAGAAATGGAGGCCCCTCGTGGCTATCACACTCGCAGATGCACAGCAAAACACGCAGGATGATGTCGACTTTGGCGTGATCGACGAGACTCGTCGCTCATCGTTCCTGCTCGACTCGATCACGTTCGACGACACCGTCACCCCCGGCACCGCCGGCGGAACCCTGACGGCCGGCTACACGCGACTCACGACCACCCGAGCTGCAGACACTCGGCAGCAGAACACCGAGTACCCGGCACGGGAGGCGGTGCGCGGCCGCGTCACGGTCGACCTGATTCCGCTCGGTGGTCGGTACAACATCGACCGCGTGTTCGCGAACCTGGGCGACGCGGCGACGAATGAGGTCGCGTTCCAGCAGTCGCAGGTCACGCTCGCGACGATCGCAAAGTTCCACGACCTGTTCATCAACGGGGTCGCGGCCGACTTTGAGGCGACCGTGCCCGAGTTCGACGGGCTCGACGCGATCGTCACCGGCACCTCGACCGAGTCGTTCGCCACGGGCACAACCCCGTGGGACTTCGACAGCATCACCGACAAGGCGGGCGCGCTCGCCGCGAACCGTGCCCTGCGCGCGTGGATGCGGGAGTTCTACCGCACGCCCGACGTGCTGTTCGTCAACCGCGACGGCGCCGCATGGCTCGACAGTCTGAACGACTGGATGAGCTTCAACGCCACGCGCCCCGACGAGTTCGGCGTCGAAATGCCGACGTGGAACGGCATCCCGTATGTCGACCTCGGCGACAAGGCCGACGGCGCGACGGAAATCATCGGCACGACCGGGGCGGGTGTGACGAGCATTTACGCCGCCTGTTTGGGGCTCGACTCGGTGCACGCGTACTCGGTCGCCGGCACGCAGGTGCTGCAGGCATGGCTGCCGGACTTCTCGACGGCCGGTGCAGTGAAATCCGGTGAGGTCGAAATGAGCCCGGTCGCGATCGCGGCAAAGCGCACGAAGGGCGTCGGCGCGTTCCGCGTCGACGTCATCTAGGCACCACCTCAACCGCACGTTCGGGGGTGTCGTAGCTCACGCCGCGACACCCCCACACTGGGCAGAATCAGGAGCACTCGCATGACAAGCAGAACAATCACCGCC